ATGGTTTAATATGTATAGCCATGTAAAGAATAATATAATAATTACTGCAAATCTAATTGATGATGGTGATGTGTCAATAGTACCTAATTCCATCTTTAACCTCTACCTCAACAGCATCAAAAATTCTCATCAATGCTCCTGCATACATTCTATATCCACTGCCAACATATAGTTGACCAGCAAGTACAGACACAGTAGCAGCACCCCAGAATATGTAATAGAACCGAGATTTAACTTGAGCACGTACTCGTGGATCTCTTCTATTAGGACCCCATTCTGGTAATGGTGGGTCTGACAATTTCGCCATAATATCTCTATTTGTTACAGGTTTATCCATGATTGCATTATAGCATAAAAAAGGAGGGGTCGCAACCCCTCCCTTAACCTTTAGTTACTTACTGAATCAGAAAGTGAACTTAGCACCGATCTTAGCACCCCAGTCAACGATGTTGTCACCGTCACTGTCTTCGCCATTAGAAGCACCAGAAACTTCTCCGTAGAGAGCTAGGTCTTCGTTAACGCCGTAAGAAGCACCGATCTTACCAGAAAGTTCTGTTTCTGTATCGTCAGTTGACTCAGCGTGATTCAAAGATGGACCACCTTGTACATAGTAAGCAATCTTACCATCTTCTGTGGATCCTTCATAACCAATGTGAAGATCTGTAGCAGCAGAGCTATAGTCTCCATCAGGATATGCGAGGTTGCTTTCAACATTCACGTATGGACCAGCAAAAGCGGCTCCAGCGAGAAGGAAAGGGGATGCTGCAATAGCAGCGATTGTTGATTTAATAGACATGTTTGTATTTTAAGTGTCTCGCAAGTATAAAAAAACCTGCGGATGATAGATCCCCCGACTAGGGATCTTTATTCATTCAACGCAGGGTACGATAATTTCGGGCCTTTGTCAATATTAAGTTTGGTGAAGATTTCTCCCCACGTCTCTTATTTATACAATATACCACCCTACAGGCAATTCGGTCTACCCCCCTTGTGCCAGTTTGTAGACTGGCACACTAGTTAAGATAGATTTTCAGTGCAGTAACATCAAAATTACCAGCAGGTGCTTCTACCTTAACATTCTTGGCAGTAGATTTTATGCTAATATCTCCAGTCGTAGCCTCTATATTAATATCCTCCTTCACAGCCTTAACATTAAATCCATCAGCAGCATCAATCTTAATCTCTCCTTTTGCTGCTGCTGTCCCAACAACACCATTATCTGTCATCCTTACCACCGTATCAAGATGAATACCTTTTTCACTAGACAATGATATATTACCATCATGACCTGCCTGAATATCAATAAAAGAACTTACATCAAGCCTTGCTCCATATTTTGCACCATTAACACCTATATTCAAACCAATATTGCCCATTCTTGAAACAAGTGGTGCTGCAACCTGTCTAGCCATTACCTGAATATCAGCAATTCCATTAACCTGTAATTGATAATCACCTCGTATTGTTTGATTGATATGACCAGATCCAACAACATTCTGAGAAGCACGACCATCATATTGCTGTGATGTATCTTCCTTAACCTCTGATGTCCTCTGTGATGTAACTTCCTCTTCTACAGTATCAACTTTAGTCTTTTGAAGTCCTGTATCTTCTAACCATTCATCAGCTGAAACAATAACTTTTGTTCCTTTTATAGTAAGGGTATCAGTTGCATCTAATACTATATCTCTTGCCTTAATATACTTAGTTCCTTGAACCTCAGTCTCATGATCACCAGAGAATGATCCTGAATATGCTACTTCACTATTTCCAGAACCCTCACTAGTTTTAGAACCCTTCTCACCAGGATTATTAGCACTAGCACTAACATCTTGGTAAATAGGACCACTCTTAGTTAATTGACCATTTTTAGTATTAATCAATAAACGTCCACCACAGGCCTTACCTTTACCACCAGAACCAGATATAATAGCAACATCACCATTCTGTTGAATGTGCAATCCATGTCCTTCAAGTTTATCTACAAGAGATGCACCAAATTTATCGGTAGTGAATATAATCTTCTCGCCATTAATCAGAACAGTATATTCTGTATCCTGATTATCTTCTGCTTTAGTCCCATCCTCGGTATTAATATTCTCTTCATTCTCAGTAGTTGGTTTCTGAAGATCCTTTGATGCTGATTCAATCTTAGTTTCAGTTTTAATATCAGGATCGTTTAAATCTGTTAGTCCACTATTAGTCATAATACCTCCTACGGACAATCAATATAAGTACCAGTTCCGATCTTAGCAGAACCAATCTTAACACGAGCAGCAGGACTTAAACAAGAGAATGAAGGAACAAACTTTGCACCATATCCCCCGCCACCAAGAATCTTAATTTCTGGATACCCATCAAAAACAACAGACCTATTCTTAATCCTAACACTTGTTATCTGACCCCTAGTATTGATAACTGCATCAGCAACCTTATCATCACCATCAACAAAAATCTTTGGTGTAGAAGTATATCCCTGGCCAGGTCTAACCATAGTAAATGAATCAATAATACATTCCAACTCAGCAGTAGCAGGCTTATTAATCTTATAACCAACCCCAGGATTAACTATACGTATTTCTGTAGCATATCCTTCTGGATCTAATAATACCTCTCCAGAGGCTCCATACCCTTCACCAGTTATAAAGACTTTTGGTGGTTCTTTATAAGGAGTTCCAGTAGAATCAATTGGAATATTAATAATTCCACCACCCTTATCAGTAACAACAACTCCTGTAGTAGGTAGAACAGGAGAATTATCTACCAAATCATTTGTAGACAGATCTTCAATTCTACTAATCTCCTCTTCAGTTAAATCAGCAATATCAGAAGTAATCAAAACACTAACAGATGCTCCTGTACCTGGTATAGAAAATATCAAAGTTTCACTATCTTCAACAACATCATCCTTTCTTATTCCCACTATCACTGTAGCACTATTCTCCTCTATCATAAACACACCAGTTAAATTATTACTTACAATATCACTTGGAGTAATACCAGAACCAAATAAAGTATAATTCAATGCTGTACCATGAGGAACATTCGTTGTTGTAATTGTATAAGTAACAAACTCACCTTCCTTTACAGATGCCTTATCTGCTGTAACTTTATATGTTGGAAGAGAACTAACATCATTGGTATTAGATGATTCAAATAACCCTGTAAAAACATCAGCCTCTGGATTTAAACTTGGTTCAAAAGGATTAGATGGAAGTGGAGCTCCAGTATCACTATCTGTTGAAGAAGGAATGTTAGCAGTGATTGACCGTTTTCCAATAGTACACCTAGCAATATTCTTACTAATAGATGATATTGCAATCTCCCTACTTGGAGTATCAGGAACTATTCTCATATAAAAATCTTCCCAATCTTCATCTTCAGAATCTTCAAATGTCCTGACCTCAATAGTCTTTGATTTTTCTCCAGCAACAAATCCCAAAACACCATCACGTCTTTCATAATCACTACCATGCATTGCAGTACCATCTCTAGTTTTAAAAGTAACACTAGAGATAATATCTGTATATCCACTTCTTATAACAGTAAATACCGCCTTCTCCCCTTCCTTAACAGTAATATCAGAAATATTATATAATATTTTCCTATCAGTCTCTTGAATACCACCAACAAAATTAACTTTAGTCTTATCTAACTTAGTTCCTACATTAGTATCATCACAATTATATTGATTCCAATCTTGTGAATCTGATGAACTAAGATCTGATAACAACTTATCTAAGAAATCCTCTCGTTCATTTCCTCCACAATCAGTACACACCTTTGTCTTCTTTGCACATTTCTGTCCTGGTCCACTACACTGAATTCCAAGAAGACTTAAAACCTTATTGATTGCTTGACCAATCATATTAAGTGGTTTTGCTATGGCACCAAGAAGACTCTGCAATGGTCCAAGAATACCACTCAACAAATCCTCCATCAAAGACTGAATTTTATTAAGTAAACCACCAACAAACGCATCTACCTGACATGCAGTTGATTGATAAAGATTAAACAAATAACCAAATATAATATCCTCTAACCATTTAGCAAGACGATCACCAAGGTCTGCCATCTTACAACCTACCAGTGCAAGCTTATCATTCATAAATTTAGTTATTTCAGAAAGGGAATTACCTCCTGTTACTGGACGTAAAAGAGCATCCGTCAATTTCTTGACGGCCTTCCTAATCATCTTAAGAACATATCCTTTTATATTAGCAATAAATGTCTTAACAACACGAATTGCTTTATCAACATACTCTCTTCCAACATCAATCATATCATACAAATCACCAGATAATTCACCAACCAAATAGGTTCCTAATTTACCATCATTACGCTGAACTTCATATAACATCTCAGAAAAAAGAGTCTGAAATGTACCTTTAAGATTTGTATCCTTACCACATCTATCAGCTGTCTCAACACAGAATTTAATTCCAGCAGGATTTGTTTTTGTATTCTGTTTATACTTCGCTGCTAAGATCTTTGATGATGTAGGAGTTATCTCGTCATCATTCGTCTTCCGTTCACCTTCAGTACAGACATGTCCTGCATCAACTGCATTGACTGGAACCTTCTGACCATCACCTGCTGCTTGGTCAGCAGCCATCTTATCAGGATCCATAAAGGTAGTAAATGAATTACATCCTTCATCTGCTGTTTCCTTTTCAGCAGTATCTGTTTTTGTAGCATTAGCAGTTCTACCAACACTACCCAATATAACAGGTTGTTGCTTATCATTATCCATGAAAAAGCCAACAACCCAATGACCTGAACGAAGTTTAGGAGTTACTGAATACTTACCACCTGGACCGTGAGGATTTGTCACAGGCATCATTGTAGTTGCCCAAGGCAAATCATCATCCTCAACAGACTGACATTCCCGTGGATGTAGGCCTACAATCCTCACCTTACATCTACCAGATCCTTTAGGATCCTTTCTGCTATCTTTTTCAATCTGACCTACCCACCAATTAAAGCCATCGGCTCCAATTTGGTTCACTGGGTATAAAGATTGTAAAGAAGAATCAGTCATCGTATATTAAACATTCGGGTTCGTCTGGGTGTTGATCACAAAAGAGTTCAATGCAGTTAGGATCGTGATGATCTCCTGCTACGATCTCGTCATGATGATGCTCTTCATATTCAATTAAATCGTGTAGCTCTTCCTCAACATGTCGCCTAGTTTGAGGGTTTGTTTGAGGATCATCTAAGATCTCTTTGTCTTTAGCAATGTGCTGTTCTATACTTTCCATAAGTACCTCATTTTACATTTGATTCTTGATCTTTGATTCCATAGGAATCTCTAATCAATTCTAGCACAGTATATACACTTTTACCAGGTATGTTGAACTGATGATTAAGGTTTTTGATCAAATATGTGCCACTATGTTCTGGATCCCACACAGGTCTCATCTCATCATCAGGTTTTTGGTTAGGTATTCTAACTTCAACCTTATCACCTGCACATAATTCTAAATGTCCTGTCAAAGAAATACTCAACTCCTGATTAAACAATATGCCCAATCGTGAGATACCTTGTGTGAGGTATTGTTTCTGCCAGTCTGGATAACTATTGTCTCCATCACCCCCATGTTTATCTTCATTAGAAGCAACTTTTGATCCCATATAATGAGTTTCATGATTCACAATACTAGACATAACCCTAGAAGGATATTCAGAAAGTTCAGTTTGTCCTTTAGGTAATATTGTCTGGCTACCCATATGAGCCATATTGTTCCACATAGTACTTAATGAGTATACTTGCTCCTCATATTCACCAGTATTTATGTTGAGAAAACAACATATAGATGAGTAAGCACCCTCTCTCATCTTCTTCATTAGGTTAAGTTCAGTACCAAAATTAATTTCTTGAATCCTCTTTCTAGTTTCATCTCCTTCAGCAGTTGATGCACGTTGTAGAAAGAAAGGATCTTCCAAATTAACTGGTGGTTTACCATTAAACTCATCATCAGAAGAAGTTAAACTATCAATTGATCTAAAAACATGACCCTTTCTAGTCTGGAAGAATAGATATCCAGCAGTACCTGTTGCTTTCTCTGCTGCTTCTTGATTTATATCAGTCTTTGTTTTAACTCCACCACTAGAATCACCTGTCCCAGTTTTACTAGAAGAACTACCAGAAGCACCTATTTTACCAGTTCTCTCAGAAACTGTCTTTGATTGTAATGATCTAATCAATGCAAATGGAGTCTTCTTTGTTGGTAATATTTTTATACTTGTTGCCGACTTCTCTACATCAATCTTTCCTTCAGGTATATTCAATCTCTTACTCAACATATCTTTAACTTGAGCAGATGTATTTCCTTTAATTATGGTATTAACACGAATTCCTTCATTCCTCAATCCTTCCTCAGAAATAAGGCCTAGAGTATAGGTATTCCTTCTTTCTCTTACCATCCTATTTGTAATTGACCACACACGAAATGCATATGAATATGTCTCACCAAGAACATCCTCAAACTCCATAACAACCTTTTCAAAACCTTGGATAGGCATAGATGAAATAAGATTCTCCTGGTTATCAACTACAGTCATGGTAGCACCATATGATGGCCAGAAGATATCCTCATGGTACTGGATAGTCACCGCCATACCAATAAGGTTTGCATAAGGTGTGCTTTCATCTTTTATTCTGTATAATGCAATCTGCTTACATTCACAAGAAGATGCATATATTCTTTCTTCTTCTGCCATTCTTATACTAAAGGAGGATATATCATATCAAGAGCACAATCACCTTTATTTGAAATATGTTCCAATTCCATAGGTGGTGGAGTAGTTTGTGCATCCGCACTATTTATTACTATAGGATCAACCTTCGTAACACGTGTAAGCATCCTATTAAACTCTCTTTCCTTAGAATTAAGTTGAACAATAGCAGTCTTGTTAGAAGGTGGAGAACTCATTGCTGCTGCCGATTTAGAATTTTGTTGAGACCTTGTTGGTATCACACCACCTTTTTCAAATGACATTTTAGAAGATAGATTTAAATCTCCACCAGGAGTAACCTCATTACCCCGAATACCATCTGTTGCAAAGTTATCAAGTGGTGTAATCTGAATACCATTATTGACCTTTTGAACATGCTCCATTCCATGTGCATTAATAATACTACCACCAATATTCATGGGATATCCTGTCTTAGGACCATTAATAACAGCACCCTTCTCTGCATTCACTACCTTTGATATTGCAGAAGATGCAAGATCACCAGATGAAGTTTTAACAACACCACCTTTTTCAGCATCCTTCTTAGAAAAGAGACCCTTAACCCAATTTACTGTATTACCAAGAGCATTAAAGACTCCTTGGAATGGACCTTGTTTAATTGCATCTCCAGCAGCAGTAGAAGCTGATCTCTTA